GGGGCGCAATTTGCCGAAGAAATGTACTACTGGAAGTCGCAGGGCTACCAAGTCAAAGTAAAGATCAATTCAATCGGAGGCCGTGTCATTGATGGGTGGTCTATAATTGATGCCATTATAGCGACTGAAGCAGAAACTATTAACGTAGGGTTAGCGGCTTCAATGGCGGGCATCGCTTTGATGCTAGGTAAGCAAGGATCACGGTCAGCTAATGACTACTCAACCGCAATGATCCACGCTCCCAAGGGAGGTAGCAAACAATTTCTTGAGGTTATCAGAGCTCAATTCAAATCATTACTAAAGGCTCGAACCAAATTTACGGACGAGGAAATAAACGACATGATGGATTCGGGCAAAGATTATTTCTTTGACTCATCCCAGATGCTTGAGAAGGGCATAGTTGACAAGATTATCACAACAAACAAGACGGCAAAGATTGAAGCGAGCGCAACGCTTGAGGAAATGTTTGCTGTTTATAATTCAATACAAGAACAAGAACCAAAACAACAAACAAAAAAAGAAATGGAAATTTTCAACAAGCTATTCGGTGGTAAAACCGAAATGGAAAGCGTGAGCAACGCGGTTCAACTCAAGGCGGATGCCGAGGCGTTGAAGAAAGAAAACGAGACTTTAAAGCAAAGTCTGGCAGCATCGGAGGCCAACGCTGAAAAAGTGGTTAACGGAGTAAAGGCAAAGGAATTGGTAAGCGAGGCTGTAAAGGCTGGTAAGATTGCCGACAAGCCCGAAGTTATCCAAGCATGGGAAAAGACGGCTAACGCTGATTTTGACAACGCTAAATCGCTTATTGACGCTATCACACCCACTAAAAAAGTGTCGGTAGTAGCTGGATTTGAGGACAAAAAATCAGGCCTTACTTATGAGGAGCTTGCAAACCGCGATCCTAAAAAGTTGGCAGAAATCGCAGAAAATGACCCCGCCCTGTTTGCGAAACTCGCAAATGAATATCAAGAAAAACAAAAAAACGTAAAATAACATGGCAGCAGGTTCAGAATTATTGACCAGGTACTTCACTACCGAAATCATCCCAAATCTTTTCCCTTCCACAGGGTTCATGTCAAGAGCAAAAAGAGATGACGACAAGGTAAACAACAACACCGTTGAACTTCATAACGCTGGAGCTATTCCAGGCGTTGAGGTTAACCGCGTTGCCTTACCGGCTCCTATTTCTCAAAGAAGTGACACCCCTCATTCTTACGATCTTGAAGAGCTTACTTCAAACCCTACCCTATTGAAAAACATTGAGGTGCTTTTGGAGATGGGCGGAATGAACAAAAGAGCCGACCTTTTAAAGGATCACATCATGGCCATTCGCGAGAAGGCCGCAAAAAGAACTTTGGTGAAATGGGCTACTGGCCTGTCAGCCGGTGCAATTGTACCCACAACCGGAACGACAAGAGCCGTTGAATCCAAAAACGGAGTTCAGACTGGAAACAGGGCTTCTGTTTCAATCAATGACATCGCAAACGTGCAGCAGATTTTCCATAAGCAAGACGTACTTCCTGAAAATGAGGATTTGATGGGCGTAGCGGTTATTCCTTACTCCATGAAAACAGACCTTTTGAAACTTGCGCAATTTACAGATGCGGACAGGGCTGGTGTAGGAAGAAATAGCCTACCCGGAGGTGTGCTTGCTCGTGCTTTTGGTTTCGATTGGTACGTTAGGAGTGAGGCTTTGTTGCTTAATAACTCAGACGTATTGAAAGCAGAGGGTGCAGCCGAGGCTGCTAACGATCAAAACGCGGCATTGTTCTACTCGCCTAATTATGTGCGTTTGGCAATGGGTGCAATCAGAACGGATGTGTCTGAATACAAGCCTGAATACTACGGAAACATTATGTCTTCATTGGCAATGTTCGGGGCTTCACCGGCACGTAACGACAAAAAAGGTATTGTTTTACTTTTCGAAAATAACGCTTAAAAAATAATTTTATGGCAGAGACAATAGGAGTGATTAACTACCCATTCGGCCCGGCAGAGGTTTTACGCCCTGTATTCGCGGCTACATTAGCGGTGACAATTCGTTCAAACAAAACAATTCTTGATCCCGGTACATTAACTGGTGCAATGACTATCAACTTAACAATTGATAGCGAAGTGCCAATCGGTTCGGAGTTGATTGTGCAAACTACATCTAACGCAACAGAGGTTACAACTTTCGGGACAGGATTTACCGCACCAACCCTAACAGGAGTTGCGGGTAAAACATTCCAAACTTTATTTATTTACGATGGCGTAACATTCAAACCGGTTGCTACACCACGTCAGATTGACTAATGAACAAAGAAGCAAAAGAAAAACAGAAACCAGAGGAACCTTTGGTTTCTGTTATTAACTCACAGGAAAGCGCTGAAAAGTTTTATAATCAGAATAAATACTCCGCGCCTAGTGCAGATTCCTTTGCTTACGTGTCAAGTGATTTGAATGTTTTTTGGGAGGCAAACTACTCAAAGGCTCAAAGTCACGCTTTCAAAAATAATCTTCAACTTTTTAAAATAAAAGTGAATGGCATTAAGTAAAGTAACGATAAATGTTGGTCAGGGCGGTCTAGGAAGACGAGCTTTGAACAAAGATAAAATTAGCGGGTTACTTTTTTTCGATGACACTTTGCCGTCAGGATTTGGCACTAGTGACAGAGTAAAAAAAGTGTTTTCGCTTGCGGAGGCAGAGGCTTTAGGAATTGCACAGGCATCAGCTGCTCACGATGTGCATTGGTATCACATCTCAGAATACTTCCGAATAAATCCAGAAGGTGAATTGTGGATAGGTTACTTTGCTGTCCCGGTTTCTACTTATGCCTTTACCGAGATTACCACTATGGTAAACATCGCTCAAGGTGAAATCAGGCAATTGGGAGTATATGCGGAGGCTTTGACTTTTGCATCAGCACAAGTAACGACAATTCAGGCAATAGTAGCATTGGCAGACGCAGACGGTAAGCCGTTGTCGGTATTCTACGCGGCTAACATGGCTGCCATTGTTGCGGTTTCTGGTTGGGCTACGGTTACTGATCTTCGTACGCTTACAGCAAGAAAAGTAACTGTAGTTGTTGCTGAATCTGGAAGTGGGGCAGGACTAGCGCTTGCAACCGCAAAGGCTTTCTCAATTACGGCATTAGGTGCCGCGGTTGGTGCGGCTTCATTGGCAAGCGTAGAACAATCAATCGGTAACCCTCAAAACTTCAATATCTCAAATGGTATTGAGATGGAAGTTCCGGCACTTTCCAACGGTGACTTGGTTTCTGCTTTGACCGAGGCAGGATTAGCGTCTTTGAAAGACAAAGGTTATTTGATAGCGCGTAAATACGTTCCTAAAATAGCCGGGACTTACTTTGAAAGATGCCCGACCGCTATTGCATCGACTAACGACTTTGCATGGCTTGAGACGAACAGAACTGTAGACAAAGCCATTAGGCTTGTTGATTCTGCCTTGACTCCATTGTTGCAGGGTAATGTGATTGTAAACGCAGACGGCACGTTAAAAGCGGAAAGCATCGGTTATTACATTGACGCGGCTCAACGCCCTCTCACACAAATGGAGGCAGACGGTGAGGTAAGTGCAACGCAGGTTTTAATTAATCCGGATCAAGATGTTTTGGCTACTTCAACGCTAAACGTTACGGTGAAAATTGTTCCTGTAGGAATCGCAGAGCAAATAGTTGTTAACATTGGATTAACCACATCATTATGATAGGAGTAAGACCACCACTGATAAACGGAGTAGAATACACTCACGCAGACATCATCCTTCAAATATTGGGAGTGCCTATTGTAGGGCTTACCTCTATTGATTACAGGGATATGCAAGAGATCACAGCAAATCACGGGACTGGGCATTTGCCTGTTTCGGTAGGTATCGGGGCGGTTTCTTTCGAGGGTACTTTGACAATGACAATGAAAGAGGTGCAGCGACTAACTGCATCCGCACCATTTGGCAGAATTCAAAATATCCCTTTGTTTGACATCCGTGTAAATTATTTGACCGAGGCCGGGGATATTGTTTCCCATAAACTAAAGTCATGCAAATTTAAAGGGCGCAACCCAAACTCAAGCGTAAACAACACGCAGATCGAGGAAGCTCTTGAGTTATTTATTGCAGACATCGACTACAACGCAACAACTTAAAAATTAAAAAATGACCCCTGAAAAAACTGAAAAAATAGGAGACTACACATTGATAGTCCCATTGGATCGCGAAAAAACAAAAACGGCAACGTTTTACTTACGCGATATTGACGAGACGGTATTTTTGACAACAAAGGCATTGTTGGACAAAGGCAAAGAACTTGACGCTGTTCTGGTAATGATTAAGGCATTGAGGGTAGGAGGTGACGATCCAAAGGTTTTGGAAAACAACTTTATCGCAAAGCAGTCTGCCTCATTCTTACTTGGTCAATTTTTAGAACCGGTACAGGGCGAGTTAAAAAAAAATTAGATGAATATGAGTTGCCAGTCGAAAGAGACGTTGATGGCAATATCATTTTATCTGACCCAATGAATAAAGGCGGACTAAGTCAGGTAAAGGCTTTAGTCCGCTTTTATTTTCACGTGGAACCAAATGACTTTAACGAGTTGGCAAAGGCGTGGGGGCAGTTAAAGTTTGCATTACAATTTGACGGTAAATTGAAGGTAAGCGAAGTTAAAAAAGGATAATGGCAGGGGAAAGCGCACATTATGACATTAAGATCAGGGTTTTCGACAAACCCTTAGATGATCTTGAGAAAAAAACAGACCGCTTTGAAAAAAAGATAGGCGGTTTGGCTGGGGCGTTTTCCAAAGTATTCGCTGGCGCTGCCGTTCTGGCTGGTGTTGGGCTTCTTACAAAAAAGATAGTTGGGCTAGGTGCCGAGATGGAGCAGACACGGGTTTCATTTACCACGATGCTTGGCAGTGCAGACAAGGCAAACAACACCCTAAAAGAGCTTACCAAATTCGCTATTGCTACACCATTCAGACAAGGCGAAGTCGTAACTGGCGCAAAGCAATTACTAGCGTATGGATTTGCGGCCGAGGGGTTGACCGGAAACCTTAGAATGCTGGGAGACGTGGCATCAGGTCTTTCTATTCCATTGGGTGACTTAGTTTATTTATACGGTACTGTTCGCACTCAAGGGCGGGCGATGACTAAGGACATCATGCAGTTCGCTAATCGTGGTATTCCTATTTACGATGCGTTGAATAAGATCACAGGCAAGTACGGCCAATCACTTAACAAGGCAATTGAAAACGGGGAAATCACTTTTGGAGTGATTGAAAAGGCCTTTAAGAAAATGACAGAGGAAGGGTCAATGTTTGGAGGGCTTATGGAAAAACAGGCCAAAACATTATCCGGTAGGTGGTCTACGTTCTTGGACGTACTTGAAAATACTGGAAGGTCGATAGGTGAAAAGCTTAATCCAACATTAGGCAAGCTGCTTGATAATGTTTCCGGGATGTTGAAGTCTTTTGATTCAACTGAAAAAAAACTGGAAGATCAAAGGGCAATAACATCACTCATAGAAAGGTATTACAAACTTTCTACATCATTAAACAGGTCAAGCGAGGAAAGCAAAGAACTACAAGGGCTAACAAAAAGCATTGCTGATTTGATCCCTAACGCTGTCTCTAAATGGGACGCTTACGGAAATGCAATCGAAATAAGCAATTCAAAGTTGCGTGACAATATTAAATTGTCAGCTCAAAAGGAATTGATTTTAAAAAGGCAATCCGCTCAAAATAGCTTTGACGATATACTAAGCATTAGTAAGAAAATAAGCTCAAAGAACAATTTACTAGCACAAAATTTATCTCCTCTAGGCATGGGCAAATCCATGTCAATAGGCGGGGCGCAAGGGTTTGCAAGTCAAAAGCAATACGCTATCACAAACCAAGAAAAAAACGAAATCAGAGAAGACATCACAGCCCTCCAAAAGGATTTAAGTGAGGCTTACAAAACATACTCAGCGGCTACAGGTGAAATAGGATCGCCAAAATTAGAAAAGGCTTTTAAAGAGGCTGGACTTGGTCAGGTTTATCGCGACTTATTAAAACAGGCCGTTGATGCTAGGCTGGCGGGGATAATAACAAAGGGAACTCCTGGAGGCGATACCGCAACGGGGACAAGTGGAGGTGGCTCGACAAAAGCGGGCATAGAAAAGATTAGCAGCGCGACACGAAACATTACTTTAAATATTAACAATCTTGTTAATTCGCTAAACTTCACTAAAGACCCTGCAAGAAACGAATACGATATGGAAGAAATGGTAAAGCGCGTTTTGTTACGGGCTGTAAACGATGTTAACCTAGTTCAATAATGGCAGGATTTATAATACCACCTATTGTAGCTATTACCGATAAACTGGTAAAAAGATACCCGTTTCAGGCTGAAAATTCAGATAGTCCGATAGGCACTTCTTATTTGGGTACACCTGTTTACGCGAGGCTTGAGTTTTCAAAGGATGGAATTGAAAATCAGGTTGGTTCTCCTTCCACATTAGACGGGCGCGAAGGTGCCAGAAATTTGATTTTAGAAACCGTTTTAATTACGGTAGTGCAATCAAAAAACATAATTAAGACTCCAATACAAGGCCGCAACGGTACCATCAAAGAGTACATTGGCGAGGGTGACTATATGCTTAGAATCAACGGGTCAATTGTTAGCCCAGAGGCTTTAGTTTACCCGCGCGAAGATGTTGATTTGCTTATAAGGTACTGTAAAGTCAATCAGGAGTTTGGTGTTATCTGCGATTTCCTTTCGTTGTTTGGGATTGAAAACATAGTGATCGAGGACTACACAATAAGCGAAAAATTAGGCAGTAGAAACGAAGTGCCCTTTGAGATAGTTGCAATTAGTGATTTACCTATCGAATTTGAATTAAATGATTAGGCCAATTTGTGATATTACTATTGGCAAGGCAAAATTTGATTACGTCAACTTCGTGTCTATTGATTCATCATGGGAAAATCTAACAGATACATGCAGGATTATTTTGCCAAATAAATTAAGGCCAAAAAAAGACGGTGAATTTTTACCCGCTATCACTGGCGAAGATGGATTTTGGAAACGAGGCGATGCGGTAAAAGTATCGCTTGGATATGACACGTTTGGTGTTCCTATTAGGTTCACCGGGTACATTACCAAGATAATCACAAAAAACCCTTTGACTTTTGAGTGTGAAGATGAGATGTGGAAACTAAAGCAAACGCCTGTAAAAAATTACTCCGAATCAAATATAGAGTTGGGGAAATTCTTAAAAGAGATTTTGCCACAGTACACAATAGAAGCTGATCCTTTTGTTTTTAGTTTAAGGTTTACCAAAGTGACGGCTGGCGAGGTTTTGGACTTCCTAAAAAAGAAGTTTGGAATAAGCTGCTACTTCCAAAACGGAATACTTAGGGCTGGGTTTTCGTATCGCATAGCCGAACAAAATCCAGATCAAACAAAAGAGTTTGAGTTTCAAAAAAACATAATTGAAGACGAGCTTGAATACATGACGGCAGATGATGTTGAATTAAACGTTACGGTCGTAAACGTAAAGAAGGATAATAGCCGTGACCCTGATGTAGTGGCGGGCAGTCCAGACGGTGAAAAAAGGGTTATTTATACATACGATTTACCTCAATCAACATTGCAAAACATTGCTAACGAAAATCTTGTAAAGTTAAAATACACTGGCTTTAGAGGTTCTTTTTTGACGTTCTTAAATCCAGTTGTAAAACATGGTGATTCGATCAAGTTGATAAATAAAATTATCCCAGATCAAAACGGTGTTTACATTGTAAAGCGAGTATTGACTACGTCAGGAATAAGCGGAGGTCGTCAGGAAATATTTTTAGACAGGAAAATAGCATGACCATAAGAGAGGCCATACGTTTGATAGCGGAGCAAGGTGACGAAAGAATGATTTTGGCAACCGTTTCGGAAGTAGATGATATTGAAAGGACTTGTAAATGCACACCTATTAATGGTGATGCGGAAATCTTGGACGTAAGACTACAAACAACGGTTTCGGGAGGCGTGTATCTCAAACCGGCAG